CGGGCTTTATCGCCTGTACGAATTCTATGTGGTTGTAAAGGTCTTTCATGTTATTTTTCCTCCTTTTTAACTTGTAGCAACTTTTAAAAGTTTAATCGCTTCATACATCACAACTCCGCCGCCAACCCTCTTTGTCGTGTAAAAGTGAATGTATGGTTTATTTGTGTAGGGATCACGCAAAACGCGAATACCAAAGCGATCAACAATCAAATATGCTCTTTTAAAATTTGCGTAGGCGATTGGATATTTATTGCTAGCAATAGACGGCATATTATCATCAATGACCACAGGCTTTCCTAATAGCAGGTTTGGCGCACCTTCTTTTAAGCCCAACTGCCAAATGTAATTCCCCTCACCGTCTTTGAATTTTCTCACCGTACCCTGCGTTGATGTATTCATCAGAAAAACCGCGCCTGGTTGGTAGGTAGCTTTCAGTGCCTGTTGTAGATCAATCAGCTTATCCACGTTGGTAAAAGTAGAACTTGCGCCGGTTGCAATAAAGCCGATTTTCCCCCACGCGTAAGAAGCGTTAGTAACCGTTGTATAGCCCAGAATGCCCTTTGGTTTTTCTACACCGTTACCGTTAATAAACGCATCGCCTTCGGCTTCGTTGAACTCAGTAGCCACTTCATCAGCAAGCCACTGCTCGATATTAAGGGAAGAGTCGTCAAGCAGTTTTTGAGTTGCCGCCGGATTTGCGTAAAATTCTTTTGTGTTGATAGCAATCTTGGCCAGTTGTGGAGCGCTCGTCTCAGTTCTTGATGCTTTTTCTCCTACCCAGCCGCTGGTTGCGCCACCCTGATTAACTAGCTTCTCATAAGTGTCGGTAGAAATATTCACAACGGTTGCGAGCTGGCGCATAACAGAAATAGTTGAAGCAACGCGGTCAATTTCTTTGCTCATTTCTGTAGGAACGGTAAAGCCGCCGTCCGGATCAGATGAGCTGGATAAAGAAGCGCGAACCTCCAATTCTTTCAAATTTCCCTCGATACCTTTCCGGAACCATTTTTCAAATGCCTCTTTGTGTTCGGCTTTCGCGCGATCAATCTCAGTCTGTCCGCCGCCCGGATATTTCCCGCGAGAAATAATGGTCTGCAAGTCTTCGAGTTCTTTTTTCATCGCGGATATTTTGTCGAGTTCCGCGTTTATTTTTTCAACCTTCTCAGCCAGAAGCGGGTCTGCATGGCCTTTCTTTTCGATTTCTTTGAGGCGATTATCGTTTTCAGCCTTAAACTCTTCAAAGGCATGCCCCAAATCTTCAATGACAACATTAATGTCTTTGGACATTTTTATTTTCCTCCTCGAATTAAATTAATTAAAGTTTCTAATTTCTCAGCTTTCGCGGAATCCCTCCGCGATATATCGCGGCTTCCCGCCGCCACTCTGGCCGCGTAAGACCTTGAAGCCCCTGCATCCCGCAAGGCACGTTCAAGTTCCCGCAGCGTTAAGTCTCTACCTTCAATTTCCGTTTTGATTTCTTCCGGCGCGTTGGCAAACATAGAGAGGTCAAAAAGCGCGTTGACTTTTTTTTCGGTTTCTAAAACCGTATCAATTAATCCAAACTCTTTTGCTTCACTCGCCTTAAACCACGTCTCGTCCTTCATTAACTGTTTGAGTTCGCGTTTCTTGCCGCCCACTTTATCGTAGTAGATGTCGAGCATGTTATCGCCAATCTTCGCCAAGACGTCCGCGATGTCACGCAAATCGTGTTGGTTACCCGCGACCAAAACCCAAGGGTCGTGAATCATATACATTGCGGATTTGTGCATTTGGATTTCATCGCCAGCAAGGGCGATGATGGAAGCAATAGACGCGGCCAGGCCTTCCACTCTTGTTATAATTTCCGCGTCTTTGTTTTTTAGCGCGTTAAAAATCGCCACGCCATCAAAAACATCACCGCCCGGTGAGTTAATTCTTAAAGTGATTTTTTTTGATTTGATTGAAGCAAGGTCGCGGACAAAAGCATCGGCCTCAATGAACGGCCACCCAATAACATCATACACTAAAATTTCGGTATTATCATTTGCCGCCGCTTCAATTTTATACCATTCCTGTTTTGTTAGGGTCTTGCCCCAAAATTTGGCTGTTGCCTCAGCGTTTTTAGAATTTCTATATTTAAGCATTGTTACCCCCCGTGCATAGCAATGGCGAGAGATGGTTGAAACGGTTTGTCAAGTTTCGCGCCCTTGCTTCTGTTTTTTGTTGCTTCTAATGGTTGAAGATTTTTTAACGACCAACAAAGACGAAAATCAATATCATCTGGTGTCTCAAAATTAAAAGCCGCGATGGGAATTTTATGATCGATATGCCAAGCAGTTCCATAATTTTCCCATGTCATTCCCGGCTTAAATAGTTTTTCGATATGTATCTTTAGTTGCTCAATGGTGAAGTTGACCAATAATTCCCAATGCCGCCCCGCCTTCATGCCCTTACGCAGCGATTCATTCATCCGCTTAGAGATTGTGCTGCTTAAATTTCCCTTATGTGTGCTGCGAAACTTTCGGTTAAATGTTTTTGAATATTCGCGCCGTTTTTTTGGGTTGATCTCGTTCCATTTTTTCAAATATTCTATGTGACGCTGTTTATTGGCCGCATACCAAGCCGCCGCCCGCGATTTAATTATTCCCTTATTCTCAGCATAATATTCTTTTTCATATCCTTCGTGACTCTGGTAAAACCTTTCTTTCCGTGCCTTCATTTTTTCGGGATTGTTTTTTTGCCATTGTGACGTTGCCGCATTTGTGCATAATTTGCACCATCCTCGCAAACCATCGCCGCGCCCTTTGGCTTTCCCAAACTCTATTTTACTTTTATTAGTTTTACATTTTGGGCAATACTTCATGGCGTCGCACCGTCTTTGTCAGGGCTTGGATTGTCCTGTTTTATTGAACTCGTTCTCGTGGCATAACGCTCCCCACCGGGATAAGGATTCAAATCTTCAAGCTCCCTGACTTCGTTTGGATTCATTATTTCTTTGTCAATAGCTGTTGCATAAGCGGCAAAGCGCGTTGCCATATCGCCGCGCAGCAACCCGTCCATTTTAAATTTTACGTAGTGTGTTTTTCTTTCATCTGGGGTGAGCAAATCTCTGGCTAGTGCTTTTTCAATATTCACCGCCCACGGCATTAACGAATAAATTACAAAGGATAATCCAAATTGTTCGGCGGATGCGAAGGTGGGATTGGTATCATCCGTCATTAACATGGAAAGCGGCAGGGAAAAGAAGATGTCCACAATTTCTTTTTTTTGGTAACGCCTCGTTTCGAGAAATTGTGCGTCTTGCGGATTAATCGAAATCTTTTGTGCTTTCATTCCTTCTTGTAAAAGCATTACTCTGTGCGCCTTACCCAATCCACTATATGTTTCCATAAAAATATCGGTGAATGTTTTAGGGTCTTTCAGTGTGCTGGGGTGTTCAACAATAACACCCGGATGGATTCCATTTCCAAAATAGCTTGCGCCGAACTCCTGAGCCGCCAACGAAAATCCGATACTCTCCCGCACCTGCTCGATTGGATTCATGCCCATGTAGCCGTTTGTTGATAAGCCGCGAAGATGTAGAATGTCAGAGCCTTGAACTTCTTTTATTGAGCCATCGGGAAAACGGCATTTGTAAATCAGTTTATAAAAATCAGTTTGTTTAACTTCTTGAACCACATTCGGAGCTAACGGGATTAATTCGTTCACCTGTCCCTTATGGGTATTTTTAAGAGCAAAAAAATTTCCGCGCAAAAGAAGATGAACTAATGCCATACTCCAGAACTCCGGCGCGGTCATCCACTCGTTCGGTTGATCATGCAATAAAAAGTAGAGCGGGTGTTCTGTTGCTTTTTCTTTGTCCTTGCCGTTTTGTTGCATGAGGTGGCAGGGCAATTGAGAAAAAGCCCGTGAAAGAATATTCACACAGGCAAAAACAATTGCTGATTTTGTCGCGTTGTCGGAAGTTACGCTGATCCCGCTAGAAGTAGAGCCGCCCGAAACACCCAAAATAAATTCTTGCAACTCGCGAGATGAAAGTGCCTTGGGTCGCAAGCGCGATACAAAACTCATTTGTTACTCCGTAAAAAAAAAGCAAAGAGCATAAAAATCAAGCCGCAAATTGTGAAACAAAGCCACGGTCGCAAAAGATATAGTCCGTAACCAAAAAGCAAAAGGCCGCCAAAAAGAAAAATGTCTCGAACATCAAGATTGATGTGCGATTTCAAGTTTTGAAAAAAGCGTCTATTTTGCAAAAAAAACCCCCGCCCCTGCTTTTTTGTTTCCCTAAGTTAATTGCAGCCCTCACTGGAACGCCAGTTCGCGAGTAGGTAATAAAATTACCTCTCTACAAAGAGTAAAAAGCGTCCCTATTTTTCATGCTTCTTTTTTATTTTTGCGAGATGATTGCGAAGCGTTTTTTTTGTTATTTTAAGTAGTTCACACGTTTCAGAACGCGAGAGCCCCTTCCCCAAAAGCGTAACGACTTCCCGTTCTCTTTTCGTCAACTTAGTAGGCGGCGGCGCCCACTCCACCCGGCCACGCCGGGGGAAGCGAATAGGAAGCTCTTTTTGTTTTACTTCAATTTCCCGCAGATGTAATTTGAGCTCTGGACAAATTGATTCGCAAACACCTCTTGCCAGGCAAGTTAAGCAAAAATCCGCCATAGGCACTATCTCTCACCGTGATTATTTTTTATCCAGCTTTATGGCTAATTTTATATGACCGGATAATTTTTAACCAGTAAGATATGGAAAATATGGAAAATCTGGACGGTTTTTTCGCTTTAATTGTAATTATGTTGAACGCGCTGGATAAAAAATGGGAAATTGATGCAACGATAATCCAAAAAAAAACTTGCGGGATTATCCATGTTTGACCGCGCCATTGACGTGATGGAAAAATAAATTCAAGGGGGCGGCTAATCACCGCCCTTTTTATTCCAGCGGTTTCATTTTGTGGTTTTCACGATAGGCGATTATAGCATCGTAAGATATTCTAATAGTTCCCCGATATTTTTCGGCTTCAATATCCCCACATTCAATCCACCGGTAAACCAACGATTTCGAAACGTCAAAATATTGCGCCACCTCGTCAACTCTGTAAAGTTGTTTTTCCACAACTAAGCCTGCCCCAGTAAGCTTTTTCTTATTTCATCTTTTGTTTTACTATCGTAAACAGATGCTGTTTTTACTTCTTCCAGAATTCCACAAGCCATTACAGCCGCAATTATTCCGTCAATCCGACCCGTTGCTTTATTTTTAGAATATTTTATATCGCCTGCAGCATTCGCCTCCGCCACTACGCACGCGGCATTCCACGTCAGGCATGGATTACCATCATGTCGTAATGTTTCGCCGATAAGTTTTTTTTCAAACACTTTTACCGCCGGCCCCATCGATAAATATCCCTGCCCGAAAGGCATTATTTCCGGTAATTGATATCCGCTTCTGTCTAACGCGGGCAAAAAATATTTCTCGACATAAGCGCGGTCAAAGGCGATTTTCTGCACACTAAACTTATTACAAATTTCAAAAATATCTTTCACGACAAAGTCATATTCTATGGTTTTGCGTGGCACGGCGTTAATGTAACCAGCGTCCCGCCACGCGATATACGGCACGTGGTCTTGGTCTTCTTTTTTTTTAAGTTCGACGCCGGGAAGCCAGAACCATACTTTAAGTC